ATGCCGGGGCGATCAAGGCGCAGCTGGTCGAAGGGCAGAACATCAAGAGCTGCCAGTGCATCATCACCGAGGAGCATACCTATACCGAGATGCGCGTCGATGGGCAGGCTCCTGCCAGCGATGACAACTCGGGCACCGCTGCGAGCGAGATGAAGGCCATCGTCAGCGGCACCTCGCCGGTCTTCGCCAAGCTGATCACCGCCGCCGAGCAGCCGGTCAAGACGCAGGCTGAGCTGCAGAACCGCGCCAAGAACGAGAACATCTGGCACGAGGGCACCAAGATACAGGCGACTATCGTCGTGCAGGGCTGGCTGCGCGATGGCTCCAGCCTCTGGCATGCGGGCGATGATGTCTCGGTCTACTCGCCGATGGCGATGCTGAACAACAATCTCACCGCGCAGAACGTGACGTTCACCCAGGACAATAACGGCGGCTCGATCACCACGCTCGATCTGGTCAGCCCGAACCTTTTGCGATCAGGCCTCAACTTCAATCCCGGCTAGAGGAGCCGCCTATGCACCGCGCCACGCCGCTCAACACTTCGATCCGCGCCTATACCGCCGGCGGATCGCGCAGCATCGTCGATAAAGTCGATGACCAGAAGCTGATGCAGGAGATGGGGGGCAACTTCATGGCCAACGAGACCCGCTCGGAGGTCGAGAGCCCGCAGAACTATGGCTTTACCTCGGTGGTTTTCGATGCCGAGAAGGACAAGGACGGCAAGGTCAAGGCCAGCGCCGAGACCTTCATCGGTTTCATGGGCGGCAACCGCTCGTTCCCGGTGGCGGGCCCGATGGATGATCGCCGCCATCGCATGTTCAAGCTGGAGAAAGGCGACACCGCGCTGTTTCGCGGGCGGGGCGACAAGCAGCAATTCCACATGACGAAGGATGGCGGCTTCTGGAGCGCGCCGCAGGACAAGACGCTGCGCATGGCGCTGCTCGATCAGGACAGCGAGAGCAATGAGACCCAGCAGAGCGGCGGCGGCGGATCGGGATCAGGCGGCGGCGGCGCGCAGGGCCTCGCAGCCGAGGGCGGCGGCGATAGCGCATCCGGCCAGCAAGGCGGCACGCAGAAGCGCGGTCAGGAGGCGCTGAAAAAGGACAACGAGAAGGCCAAGCGCTTCATCGATGTCACCAAGGACAAGACGCGGCTCGCGGGCAAGACCGCGCACATGATGCTCGATGACGGCAATACCTATGTGCATTGCCACAGCGACAAGAACGTCTATGTCGGCGGCGAATCCGGGAAAGGCAGCTTCGACTTCCTCGCCACGCTGAGCGGGCCCTGCATCAACAGCAAGGGCAAGATCGGCTGAGCCATGCCGACCTATAGCGTTCCCGACATTCGACTGGTTCAGAACAACCTGTTCCCGAAATACTCGGTCACGCTCGACTGGCAGCTGCTGCCAAACGGCACGCTTGACGACAGCCAGGCGCTCGCGACTGCGGTCTGCGTGGCGCTCGGCACCAATGCGCTGGCCGATGAGCATGATCTGCTGCCCGATCCCGACTCCAGCGAGCGCTGCGGCTGGTGGGGCGATCTCGACGCCGAGCTGATCTGGAACGGCTGGCCCATCGGCTCGAAGCTCTGGCTGCTGCGCCGCTCGAAGATCACGCCAGCCTCGGCGCAGCAAGGCTCAACGCTGGTGCTGGTCGAAAACTATATCCGCGACGCGATGCAGCCATTCGTCAATCGCCGCATCTGCTCCAGCTTCGACATCTGGGTGACGCGCGTAAACCCGCAGCGCATCGACGCCTTGCTGCGAATCTATCGAGGGCCGCACCGGCCCATCGATCTCGCCTATCAAATTTTGTGGGATGCAATGGAGCAGTGAATGCCTTGGTCAACGCCAACGCTGCGAGAAGTCCGCTCGCTGGTGCGCGATGCCGTCAATGCATCGCTGCCTGGAGCCGATGCCAATGTGCCGAACAGCGTGCTGCGCGTCATGTCGGACAATCAAGGCGCGCTCTGCCATCTCACGCTGCAGTATATCGACTGGCTTTCGCTGCAGCTCCTGCCCGACACCGCCGAGACCGAGTGGCTGGATCGGCACGGCGATATTTGGCTAACCAATGCCGACGGCACAACAGGCCGCAAGATGGCCACGCTGGCGAGCGGCACCGCGAGCTTTCAGGGCGTCATCGACGGCAGCATAGTTCCTGCAGGCACGCAGATGCAGAGCGGCGTCAGCATGCCAGCCGGTGCCGACTCGCCGAACCAAGTGGTGAGCTTCGAGCTGCTGGAGGACATCGTCACCTCGGCGGCGACGCCAGTTGTCGGCAATATCCGCGCGCTCGATCCCGGCAGCTTCGGCAATCTGCCTGACGATTCCCCGCTCTCGATGGGGCAGAATCCGGTGCCCGGTGTCCAGACCGAGGCCTTCGTCGTCCATCTGACTGGCGGCACCGACGACGAGACCGATGAGCAGCTGCGCACGCGCATCCTGCTGCGCATCCGCAACCCGCCGATGGGCGGCGCGCAAGCCGACTATGTAAATTGGGCGCTGGCAGTCCCCGGTGTGACCCGCGCATGGGCCGCGCCCGAGCAAGGCGTCGGCACCATCACCGTTCGATTCCTGATGGATGATCTGCGCGCCCCTGATGATGGTTGGCCGACGCCCGAGGATGTCCAGATCGTTCACGACTACATCAACAAGATGCGCCCGGTGACCGTGAAGGATTGCTATGTGCTCGCGCCGATCAAGCAGTTCATCGACATCACTATCGCGCATCTGGTGCCGAACACCGCCGAGGTAGCCGCCGAGATCGAGAAGAGCATTCGCGAAATGCTGTTCCAGATGGCTGCGCCTGGACAGACCATCTATGCGGCGTGGGTTTCCTACGCGATCATGAGCGCGCCGCACGTCGAGTCCTTCAATCTCGTCAGCAACGATGACTATGTGATGCCGTCGCTCGGCCACATGGCGGTGCTGCAGACCATCCTCTATGAGTCTACCACGTGAGCGACCGGCATATTCGCAGGTCTGGCTCCGACTACGCTGACTCCTTCCTGACGCTGCTGCCGCAAGGGCAGGCTTGGCCGAAGCGCGTCCCCGACAGCACGCTGGTGCGCTCGGTCGTCGGCCTCTGCGACTATTGGGGCTTTGTCGATGGCCGCGCCGCCGATCTGCTGGAGCGCGAGAGCGATCCGCGCCAGACCGTCGAGCTGCTGCCGGACTGGGAACGCAACTGGGGCCTGCCCGATCCCTGCTATGAGGAGCCGCAAAGCATCGGCGAGCGCCAGCTCGCGCTGGTGATGCGGATGACGATGCTCGGCGCTCAGAGCCGGGAGTTCTTCATCGCTGTCGCCGAGATGATCGGCTACTCGATCACGATCACCGAGTATCGCACTTTCGTCGTCGGCATTGATCGCGTCGGCGATAACCGCGTCTACGGCGACGGCACCGTCCCCATGTACAACGAATGGGGCAACCCGATCCTCAACGAGGACGGCAGGCCGGTCGAGGATGGCGAGCTTTCCGAGTGGCCCTATTACGGGCTCGGCCCCGAGACCAACCGCTTCTACTGGCAAGTCCATGTCCATGAAGCCTCGCTGATCTGGTTCCGCTGCAGCAAGGGACAATGCGGCGTCGATCCGCATCTGCGCATCGGCCTCGCCGATGATCTGGAGTGCCTGCTCAATCGATGGAAGCCGGCGCACACGCAAATCATCTTCGACTATTCCAACCTCGGCAAACCGAACGATCCGATGGCGGGCACGCCGTAGCGATCTAGGGAGCGCACGCGATGAAGTATAACCAGCCTTATGGCGTTGCTGACGAAAACGCACCCTACATCAACGGCAATCCATCGACTGGCACCATGGGCTCGATCCCGCCAGCGGCATCCATCGAGTATCCGCAGCGCGAGATTGTGAACGTCATCGAGTCCGCCACGCTCGTCACTCCAGACAATGCCGATTTGCGGCAGCTGGCGAAGGCGATCCAGTCGCAGCGGCTCTGGTCGGTCGATGATGCGGGCACCGCGAACCAGTACAACGTGACGCTCGCGCAGCATCCAGGCGCTTACTATCGCTACATGCTGATCGTCGCTTACACGACAGCACCGAACACCGGACCATCGAACCTCAATGTCAACGCGATGGGCGCGAAGCCGGTGGTGCGCGCTGACGGCTCCGATCTGGTGCCGGGCGACATCGGCGCGAACACGCTGAACGCCTTCATGTACGACGGCGCAAAATTCCGCATCGTCTGGGGCGCGAAGTCGGCGGGCGCGACCGGATGGCTGACGCAGAACCTGACCTTCTATGTGAATTGGGCGACCGGCAGCGATGCCAATGATGGCGCGGCAGCGGTGCTCGCTTCAGGTCATGGCCCGTTCAAGACGCTGCAGAAGGCCGCCGATGTCATCGGCACCTTCAACCTCAACGGCTACAATGTCACGGTGAACGTCGCCGACAGCCCGAGCTATGGCTCGGTGCGGCTGCCCGCCTCGGCCGGTAACGGCAGCATCAACTGGATCGGCAACGCTGGCAATCCCGCCAATGTCGTCATCACCGGGACCAATACGATAGCGGTCGCGGTCGGCGGCACCAACAACACCATGAACGGCTTCAAGGTGCAGACCACAGGAGGCACCGGCCAAATCGATACCCGCGCGGGCATCCATGCGCAGGGCGCGGTCGCCGCCATCTTCCAAAATATGGAATGGGGCGCGTGCGCGGGGCCGCACAACTTCGCCTATG